TCTGTTCCCCCCACTTTCACTCGTAGTCTTCTTCCCCGCTTCTTCTTTCGTCTTGTCTACTGCCTCATCCTGGGAGGATTATTCCCCTTCATCATAAGTTTGATCTCCCCCTCTGTCTTCAATAAATTGTTGCCAATTTATGTTTTCCGAATCTTCTTGTTTGGGTGATTCGTTCCCCTCAATGATTTCTTCTTGCATAATTTTTGTCCATCTCCTTTTCGCCAAGACGATATTGCGATAAAAATATTATAACATTAATTAATTTTATTAAAATGAATATTATTAATTAAGTCCCAGTTCATCAAATCAAGTATTGAGTCATATGCTAGTAACTCTCCACTAATTTGTTGTACTGTTTCTGTAGGTGCACCAGCTAATGCCTTTATAGAATTTTCTCTATAAGCATGTATTTGTGCAACCACATTGGCATATGCCGGGTTGTGTGCTAACTGTTTGAGTGCTTCTTCTAGTTCCATTAAACCTGTGCACCTGATTGCATTTCTTGTAGAACCTCCATGACAATTTGACGAACCATTGCTTTTAGTTCTTCATTACCTGCCATTGCTGATTCTCCACCTTCTGCACCTGCTGCCCTTTGTTGTGCGAACTCTGCTCCTGATTGATTATCCATAATGTTTACATGTTTTGTGTTTCAACACCACCCATTTGTGCAGCTTGTGTACCAAACTGACCATACTGTGAGGCATTTATTTGTTGTTGTTGGTTAAATTCATACTGGTTAGTATACTTCTGTAGCCTTTCTGCAAATGCTTGATCACTTTGCAGCCTAGCTTGCACATCTGGCTGTTGCAAGTATCCTTGGATAATTTGCAAGGCAGCATCTGTAGCATTTGGTCTAGCAGGCATTTCAATCCCTGCATAAATTTTCGCAAGGTCATCAGTAACATCTTTAAGTAAATTTTGATTAGCTTCATCTAATGGTTGTAGTATTGCATCAGATAATACAGGATCTATAGAAGATGCTATAGCAGCAAGTAGTTTATCCATATCAATCAACCCATTTCTATCTAGTTGTGTCAATGATACAAGTTGCTCTAACTTTGCCTTTTGTATATCTTGATTATTATTTAATATATCATAGTTAATTGTTACATCATAATCTTCAAACCCTACACCTTTTTCTAGTGTTTGTGGGTTGGAGTTACCTGTAACTCTAAAGAATATTGAGGCTGGCCCAAATCTTTGGAAACACTTGTAACACATCTTAACAACATTAGATATATGTTGTAGATATTTATTAACTAAGAATTGTTGTCTAATGAGTGATATGTCTGAGCCTTCATCTAGTCCCATGAGTCTATCTGCTTGTCCAAGCTGTGTAGCTTCCATTTCTATAGACCCTTGGTTGTATGATGGTGCTGGCCCAAACTCAAACTCACCTTTTCTGCGGTAAGGTATTAGTCCACCTGGTTTCCAGTTCTTAGGACTGTTACCTACAGGGTGCATTATTGGGGGTAAAGTAGCTAAACTGTTCCTATCTATTCTAGAATCTCTCTCTACTTTTACTTGATTTTGTATTCCTCTCAATAGGTCAGGAACAGTTGTAGTGTCGTAAAGTCTTTTACTATCTTCTGATAGTTTAGTAACTACCACAGGATAATCTTCAAAGCCATTTAGTAACTCAAATTTAGCATATGGTTTCACTATGTCACCACCTGTGTACTCTCTATGGAACACAGTACAGTATATACCTTCTGCATTATCTGTTTTGTCTACCAATCTTTGGTAACCATAAATAATCTCTATAAGATCAGAAGTAGTATAACTATTATCTGTAAGAGAACTAGACCTGTTATTATAAGGCTCATCTTCTTGTAAATCATATGTAACACCTTTATACTTATCTATGACCATCTCAACAAAGTCTGGATCCCATCCATCTGTGATGACTTTGTTTTCAAGTTCTTGTGCAGTATAATATGTTCTCCAAAAACAATATGGTGCTCTTTGTGGGTCTGTAACATAAGGAGGAAAGAAAAAGTCACCATCAGGTGCTAATGTCAATACCTCAGGTGCATTTATTTGTCTTTGTACTAATGGTAGTTCTGCAAACCCTGTCTCTCTAAGTTCTTGTATAGCCTTGAGTGCCCTCTCTTGTGTAGTACCCTCAAGTGCCATTTGTAATAACTCTGCTACAGCTTCATCTGCTTCACCACTTGTAATAGCTTCTCCTAAGTCAGGTGAGATAAGTGTCATCTCTTCTAGGCTTAGTCTTTGTAAAACTTTACGATCCTCTCTATGCCAACCTACATAAGAGATCATGATACCTCTCTCTAGTAAATAGTTAGCACCTAGCTCCATCTCCTTGTCAAACCTTGGGATGTAACCAGATGAGATCATCCATTTCAAAAAGTTAGTAACTGTTGCTGCCTTAGCTACATCATTTGGTTCTACTGCAAAAGCAGAAACATTTGATCTCTTGAGGGCTGCCATAAAAATAGAAACCATTCTAGTGATTCTCTCATCAATAACATGTGACTCCATGTCTGCAGCACCTTCCCAAGGGAATGCATCTGCTCCATGTTTTCTATGGTCTCTAGATTTGCCTGCCCACCAGTTCCTCCGGTCATCATAGCTATTGCGACATAAGTCAAAATAACCTTCTAGTTCGGTCAAAGTCTGTGTGTATGCATGCCTCAAAGCCCTAACATCAGGTTCCGGAGAATAGTATGTCAAGGCATTATCAATGTCAGGGTTTTCGTCCAAACTCATCTTTTAATTTTATTAATATGCTGTAGATATATCTTTTACTTAAACCTATTTTATCACACAATATACTTTGCTTCATTGGTGTTCTAGAAAGACCCTTACAGTATCTTACAAACATCTCCCAAGCTATGAATCTATTCTCATGCTGCTCAAGCCACTCATGATTGTTCGTACAATCTTGGTTTGAAGATTCTGTATGATTTTCCTGTGTCATCCTCTATAAGTTCAACTTTAACATTTTTTCTAGGAGACATACCTGCTCTTAGCAATTTTGGTACTAAGGCAGGCACTTTCCCTATCTCCGGTATGAGTACATACCAATATCTGAAGTTGTTACATTGCTTGATTGTTCTTCCCTCAAAAACCTTAGAGGTGATCTCTGGTACTACTTCATACTCAGCCAAAATAAGTTGCCCCTTCTCACTTATCCAAGTATTCTTACCAGTACCAGAAACCATTGATTCCTCTAATTCAGACACAACAATATTGTATGCCTGGTTAAATTCTAGATTCATATCCTCTGCTATATGTGACAATCTTCTCTTAGGCATTAGTAACCACCTTTCTTTGTGCTTGTAGCATTGAGTAACCTCTTGTCAATATGGTCTGGCCCATCTCCACTATTTGCCATACATAGGTATCTAATGACATCAAAAAAGTCTTTAAGGGCTTCATCTGACTTACCTGCACCATTATAATTTATAAGACTGTCTATGAGGTTTCCACATTCTTGATGTATGTATAACATTGGTCTATTAGCTTTGTCAACATTAAAATTAGGATTATATTGTAAATATCTGTCTATAGCAGCAATACCTATGTCTTGCATCTTACCATCAGAGGGTACAAAGGTCATACCATAGTCATCAAATATAGTGAACAAATCATCATTATTCTCATTCTCTTTAGCAAAATACCTAGAGTCACCTATTCTCTCAAACACTTCTATGCCTAGATCTGCCTCTATTTCTCTAAATAGTTCTGCATAGCCTGCTACATCTAGACCTATCTTCTTAGATGCTGGCCCATACTTCCACTTGGGTTCTGCAAATATAGCCCATTCTCCAAATGTATCTCTATCAGGGAACTCTTTCCTTATGTATATCTCACCTTGCTCATTGACTGCAGCCCATATAGCAGTAAAGTTTCTAGCACCTGCAGGGTCAACTACCTGGTACCATGTCCAATCATCAGGAAACTCAAACTTAGGAAATGCCATACCATACTTGTTAGGCTCATCATTAAGCACATTTACCTCTGTGTTGAATAGTGGGAACAATGATGTCATAGATCTTACAGGTATACCATAAGCTCTAACCATTATCTCTTCTTCAGGTCTCCCCACTAGATCCTTGGCAATACGCTCATAGCCCCCAAAGGGGTTTTCATCAGAGTGAAGATACACAATACCAGCATCTCTATTAGGGCTATATTGCTTGATAGGTAGTGGTGTGTTATTGAGCAATACAGCAGGCTTTGTTTCTTGTGTTTCTGCACCCTTCAAGAACTCAGCTACAAAGGGAGTATAACCATCAATGGGTGTAAAGCCAATGACCATCTTGGAGTTTCTAGTTGCCAAGCGAAACCTCAAGGTATTCACAAGGGTGGCATCTCCTAGATATTCATCTAACCATGCACCTATATTTAAGCTAGTTGGGTTTTTGAACCCAAACTCAAATCCTTCCAAAATTGTTTGGTTGTTACTAAATTGTGTATAAGTCTTGAAGTCCACCCTAGTCTTGGTGTCTGGGAAAATAAAGCTACTACCAGTAAAACCATTTTGCATAGAGAAGTTGATGTAGCCCTCCATGCTTTTTGTTTTTCTCCTAAACTCCTTGGGCATCATCTCCCATATGGCTGCTTGCTGCACTTTGACAGATGTATCAGCATTCTGTGAAAAACAAACAATATGTCCATTGTTGTTCTGCATGGCTGCCTCCATCACCATCTTGGCACACCCTGTTGTTTTACCAGATCTATTCCCTCCTAACACCAGGCACTCATTGTGAGAATTGAGACTAGTTCTCATCCTCTCCCAACCATCAAGATCAAACCCATATCTTAATGGGTCTTGCTCTGCTGCCTTGATCCGGCCTTCATGTGCCTCATGTAACTTGAGTAGTAACTCAGGGTCATTTTCGGCTAAGAGGATTATCTCCTCATCACTAGGTGGACTCAGGAGGGGATGTGGACTGAACACTATCTCTGGCATCTTTTATCTGTCTTTTTATATCATGTACAAACTGCCTTGCTGCATTTTTGTATATTAGATTCTCACCATTTGCTCTTAGTTGGTCTAGAAAAAAAAGTGCCTGTGTGGCACATTCTTCTACATCTTCTACTTTTATTGCTACATCACTCATCTTCTTCTGTGTCATCATCCCACACTATTTCATAATTTTTGGTTAAGTTTATCATGCTCTTCAAACCTTCTGCTAAAAGAGCTTTGCCAATAATTGGGTTTGTATAATCCATATATACATCACCATTATCTTCAATTACTACAAATGCAAAGTTATCAAAATGTTCATGTATTACAGATCTTATTTTGTCTTTGCAATCATCATCATATTTCTGCTTTGCATCACTCATACATCTATTATATCAGCCTTTTTAATAGAATCAAGTCTGGCCTTTGCTGCCTTTATTGTAGCCTCATAATCATCTTGTGTGACTATTTGTCTATCCTCTGTTATGTTACTTGCCTCACCTCTAGCAGTCATTGACTCTCTAAATGCATTGGCTTTGGCTATACTTAACTCTTTTAAATCCCTAAAACTTACTTCTAACTCACCACTTTCCATCCTACTTCTTACATTATCTATAAGATCCTCCTCTAATGATGATATGTTTACATAGTTTTTGGCACTAATTTTGCCTGCTAAATCCTTTAATTTACCAAAATGGTCACTATAATCTACTAATACATTGAGGATTGTATGTCTAGACAAGCCATATTTTCTTATCATTTGTGTTTGGCTTACACCAATACTATGCAAATACAGTATCTTTGCTACCTTCTCAGGGTCATATACAGACAAACTCTTAACTTTCTTTATCTTTTTTTGCTCAGAAACATCTTGTATTGCTTCCTGTATCTGCAAAAATAACTCATCTTTCTCTGCCATAGTAAAAAATTTGTATTATTTATTGACAATATGCAAGTGTAAATAAATACTATGGTATTATTATAACACATAGTCCCCCTTGCCAGCCTTTAAATGACAGGTGTAATGCAAGATAGAGTAGCTTCTAGAAGACAAAAAAAGCAAAAGCAGGCCAGCACAGATACAAAGGTCATAGGAATATGGGCTTTCTGCCTGGCTTATAGGTTACAATCCCTGAAATAGCATGAAGGATTGTATAAAATAATGCCTGTAGTTATGGATAAACTGATCGATAATACCTAGTCCGACACTTTTGTGTCTAGTTACAGATGCTTTGCTGCATGGCGAAGCTATGCCTGCATGTCTAGAACTGCTATTAAAGACTTCTTCTTAGTAATTAAAAAGAATTGTCTCAAAAATCCCTTGAGTTAAGCATATTTTTAGGGGGTGTTTTATGTATATATACAGCCCACAACTAGTGAACATTTGTACACCCCCACCCTATGCACTACTTATCAACATATTTGTATATGATTATATGTTTTTTCTCTTTAGGTGCAATATATCAACACATCATAATATGATTATATGAGCATTGCTTTAGTGGTTTCAAATTGGTTTGAATTGTTCCACATGGAACATTTTTAGTGCACATTTGTTCACTATGTTCTGGCCCAAAATGCTCTGAAAAAATAGTTGACAAGATTTTATATTGTGTTATCATGCAAACCTTTTTTAGTGTTCATTTGTTCACTATTATGCTGCTTGTGGCTGGCCCTAAAAAATATTAAAAAAAATTAAAAAATATTAAAATAATTGTTGACATTGTTTAATTTATATAGGATACTATAAACATACTAAGGGAAACCTAGTATACATGTTCTTTAAAAATCAAATAAATAAAATGAAACAATATTCTAAGAAAACTAAATGTTTTCTAAATTGGAATTCAAATCCATTTTGTGCTTGGACTATAGATTATAGAAAAAAACCTAAGCATAGAAAAAGTAGAATTACAAAAGATACATTTAGAAAAAAATCAAAGGATGTTTTCATTGAAGCAAAAATTCAAGACCACTTAGAAAGAGTGATTGAGAATCCAAATCCTAAGCAACATAGAAATGCAAGCATGGAAATGATACTAGGAAGAAAGCAAAATGAAAAAGCCTTTATAAGACAAGCAAGTTGGTGCTAGAAATAGCACTAACTTTTCACCTAGAAAAAAAATTGAAATGCACAAGCCAACATTAAAAAAGTTACAAAGGCAAGTCACCTTGCAAATGTACAAAGAAAAAATTTCCAGGACACTAGCAAGCCTTAAAAAAATTGTTAGAAAGAAACAAACTAAAATGAAAGGAATAAAATTATGGCACTATCAGAAGAGATAGAAGCAAACAAAAAGCTAATCTTAGGTGAGGCCAGACTTCACAACACTAAGATTGAGAAAGAAATACAACACATGGAAGAAGAAGCCATGAATATAGAGAGAGAGATAAGCTACCAAAGAGGTAGACTAAGAGCAATAGAAGCCAAGATAGTAGACACAAGAGAGAATTTAATCACAATAACAATATGACAATAGAACAACACTACAAACAAATGGAGGGATTCAAATTGAGTAACTTCAAATACATAGAGGAGTATGGTGAGCAATTACCAACCTTCACTATTACACAAGGCAAAGAAAAATACACACTAGTAGTAAGTAGAGACCCAGAAGGAAATGGGCCAGGCTTTCTACACATAGATGATTACATAGCATGAATAAAATAGAGAAAGACATATACAATAAGCTACAAGAATGGGCAAAAAAACAACAACCAAAGAAATAAAATGAAATACAATATACCAATGGGTGCAACCCAATTATATAGACTAGAAGTAGAAGGCAAGGTTTACACCTTTGCTTCCAAAGAAGACATGGAAGAATTTAAGAAACTATTATGAATGAAAGAATAATATATGACAAGACAATAGATCAAGAGAAGGAAGAGCTCTATGACTATCTAATAGAATATGGCTATGCCACAGAGGAAGAGATAAGTCTGGTGACATCTATCATGGGCTACAATCTAGAAGCACTAGAGGGTATCCTATATAGTAGAACAGGATATAGTACATTAGAACAAATCAAAGACATGGAAGACAATGATTAGACTCACAAAGAAAGTAAAAGGAAAACAAGATGATGTCTATGTAGAGAGCTGCATAGGATACTTTGTAAAAAAGAAATTTATTGACAACAATAATAAAAAATAAATTAATATGAAAAAGAAATAAATAAAATGATAATGATAAAAGAAAAAGTAAAAGTGTATGCAAGTCCATACATAGAAGTAGGTGGTACTAGCCTAAAGGGACACATTAGATGTGACTACCATAGACTAGTCCAGGCATTTGGGCAACCAAATTTCAATGGAGATGGCTACAAAACTGATGCTGAATGGAGGCTTCAATTTGTAGATGGTAGAGATATAATAACAGCTACAATATATAATTGGAAGAATGGTAGGAATTACTGTGGTGATGATGCACCAGAGACCAAGAATATATTTGAGTGGAACATAGGAGGCTATAACAAGAGTTGTGTGCTACTTGTACACCAATTCATTGATGCTCTAGATTGATATGCCAAAGCCAACATACAAAATAGAATTTACACTTGAGGAGGTGTATGAAATAGAAAATGCCCTTGGGTTATTTGTACAAGATGAAGATTGTGATGATGATTTGAAATCTGGGTGGCTCAAGTTTGCTGTAATAGAAATGAAATAATATGAACAACATGAAAGTAGTAAGTCTCTTTGATGGCATGTCATGTGGACAACTTGCTCTGAAAAAAGCAGGTCTACACTATGACACCTATCTTGCAAGTGAGATAAAGCAAGATGCTATCAAGGTGACACAAAAGAACTTCCCTAAAACTATACAACTAGGTAGTGTGTTAGATTTATGGGAAACTATATTGCAAGATATAGAACCAGGCAAAGTTGATTTATTCATGGGTGGCTCACCATGCCAAAACTTTAGTATAGCTAACAAGCATACTAGAACTGGCCTTGAAGGTGAGAAGTCCAAACTCTTTTGGACATGGCTACATTGGAAAAATAAACTTCAACCTAAGTATTGGTTGCTAGAAAATGTGAAGATGAAGAAAGACCAACAAGACATTATATCAAAGGAACTAGGTGTTGAGCCTATCTTCATTGATAGTCACATTGCAACTGGTGTGTATAGGAAGAGGTTATATTGGACTAACATACCATTAGATAATGTGAAGGAATGGATGCAGCATAAGATTGCACCTCACTTCTCATGCATCATAGATGGTTGGTCACCAAGAAGGTATGGCACATGCCTACTAGAAAGTGACTCAAGACCAAATACAGATCTAGTCAAACTTGCTAGAAGATACTTCAAGGTAGGGTTTGGCAACATTATATTCAAGGACAAGGCTACACATGACAAGCTCAAGGAGGATTATACTCTGGCCCAAGAGGGTGACTTGAGAGTCATGACTAGGACTGAACTTGAGAGAGCTCAAGGTGTGCCCATTGGATACACCTTACCACTTACTAGAAACCAAGCTGCTGGGTTGCTAGGTGATGGGTGGCAAGTAGATACAGTAGCACAAATATTGAAAGGAATAAAATATGACAATAGAAAATAAACCCAAAGAGCCTGTACTTACAGAGTTCTTTGTTACTGAAACATACATAGTCAAAGCTAAGACTATTGATGATGCTTGGGCTATGGTAGATAGCAATGACTTTGATTATCAAAGCATGGACAAATACAACTTAGATATACAACCCAACTTCTAATGAGAGAACCAGGACAACACTTTGAAGAACTAGAGTTTGACTTCCTTGAGATAGAGCCTGACAAGTTCATTGATCTCAAAGTTAGTGTGAACTACACAATGACACAAGAGGAATGCACAAGCACATTTGGTGAGCAATCAGTATCAGAAGGTTGGATAGAAATACATTTAGATTCATGGGAAATTGAAGAGATAAGATTTATAGACTCACATGACTATCCCATTACAGAAACACATAAACAAAAAATAGAAGGAGAAATAAATGCACACATCAATGACATCTACTAAACCCAAAGGGAGACCTAAGGGATCGGTAAACAAAAAAGTACACCTAACATTAGATGAGCTTACTAATATCTTAGGTAAGAACTCACCAATTAGGGTTCCAGTTAGCAAAAAATGGTATGAAACTATGACATCATGAAGGATATATTATGGGGAATAGGTATTGCAGTTTATATATGGCTCTATGGAATGTGCTTACTTGCAGTTTTAAACTTGACAACAATAAACTAAAATAATAAATACTAAATTATGAATAAACCACCACTTAAATTAGCCCTATGGGAGTTCCCTGATGGGCCAGCTCAAGGGTTGGATCAACAAATCATTGTGTTGAAACAAACCAGGGCCGGAGATTACAAGGATTGCTATGTTGCAAACCTTCTTGATGGTGACAGATACATGGTGAAAGAACCACACAAGCTGCCACCAAGGTCAGATACAACAATACTAGACTTCATTATTGATAACCAAATTAGTTTCTAGTATGGAGAAGAGGATGTGTATGTATATAGAGGTGAAAATGAATCATACTTATGTGACCATCCATACTCACATAATACAAGGAAAGATGATATAAGAGATGTAGTTCAATACATCATGGACATGGAAGAATTATGAGCCATTACTATGATTGTAGTAGTAGCCCCAAATTAACTTCTGCAAGAACCCCAAGTCAAGCTAAGAAAATAAATGCATACCCAAGTGTGACAACCATACTAGGTATACAAATGGAGGACTATCTCCACAACATATGGATACCACAAAAGATTTGTGATCTAGCTAGGCAGCACCCTGAAGCTACATCAAAACAAATCATGGACATCAAGTATGGATTTAGAACAAGTCCAGTTGATGGGATGCCAATCAGATCAAATGAATTTGGCACAGCAGTACATGCTAGGTTAGAAGATGTACTAAACAATAGGATTACAGGTGAAGGACTAGAAGAGAATGAGACAGCCTGGGATGGATGGGTTGAGCCATTCATAGATTTTGTAGATAAGAATGACATAGAGATTGTTGAGTGTGAGAAGATTGCATACTCTGACAAAGAGAGAAGTGCTGGTAGTATAGATTTGGTAGCCAAGCACAAAGGTAAGTATCATCTATTTGATTATAAGTGTAGAGATACCAAAGGTTCAGGTGGTAAGTTTTATGAGAAGAAAGATTGCTCACAACTTGCTATTGAATCCATGTGGATCAAAGAAGAATTTAATTTGAATTACTTTCCGGCCATCACTAGTGTGTGTATATGTACTGAAACACAAAAGCATTACCATAAAGATTGGAGCAAAGCACAACTAAGGAAGGGCATCAAAAGATTTAGACTATTAAGACAACTATACTATATGGATTGGATGAATGAATGATAATAAGTAACAATAAAAAGTTTGACCCTGAGCTGCATGAGAAAGCAGATGAACCAGCAAAGACTGTGACTAAATACTATTGTGGTAGGTTTGGTTATGATGCTGAAGACAACCCAAATATATATGGTGTTGATCTAATTGTGCCAGATGTGTGCTACATAGAGGTAGAGAGAAGATTCATGTGGAAAGGTGACAAGTTTCCATTTGCTAGTTTACATATACCTCACAGGAAGAGAAAATTTTTTAACCAGGACATGCCAGTTTTAGTGTTTACTTGGAACTATCCACTCACTAAGTTCATTAGATTACATGAAGATGTAATTAAAAGCTCAAGGGTCATAGAGAAATCAACAGAAGCTATGCCTGAAGGTGAGCATTTTTATGAGGTTGATATAAGAAGAGGAAGGATAGTAGATTTTACATGAATAAATATATTTTATATTACAAGCATATGGATATGCCACCAGAGCATACAACTTGTGTATCAAGGTGGGCTAATACTGAGAAGGAAGCTATCAAGTTACTTACAGGTAAAGCAGCAAAGATAGGACAAACAGTTACAAATAAGAAGGGTGCTCAAATAAAAGTAGTTATGGTTGAGCAACTAAGTAGAGAAGAATGAAGTATGTTCCTGGCCACAAGTTGCAGCAATGGAGAAAAGAGAATGAACCAAAGCATTGTCCAATACTTGGTAGTGGCTATGATATATTTTGTGTTGACCATGACCATAGAGATGGTATGATTAGAGGTGTCATTAGTAGAGAGGCTAATACATTAATAGGAAAGATAGAGAACATTTATTATACAATGTGCAAAGGTAAGAAAGAGGACATTGGCAAAGTTATGGAAGCCATAGGACACTACCTTTGTTATGCTAAGACTGATTACTTGCATCCAGTGGGATGTAAACAATTAGTAAGTAAATTTAAAAGACTAAAGAAAAGTGATCAAGAGTTTGCATTGAACCAGCTAGGCTACTCAATGGCAGAAATTAATGCTTGCAATAATTTACATGAAAGATTAATTCTGTACTCTCAGTTTTTAAAGAAAGAATTTTATGGAAGGAATAAAAGAACAAAACATAAGAGTTAAGTTAGGTTACATACAAACTAACCTCAAAGTTCCAAAGGGACAACTTAACAAGTTCGGCAACTATAGATATAGATCTGCTGAAGACATCCTAGAGACAGTAAAATCATTGCTTGATGTTACAGGTTGTTCTCTAGTTATAAGTGATACCATCCAAGGCATTGGAGATAGACACTATGTACAAGCAACTGCCACACTAATAGATGCAAACAAAGATACTATTAGTGTTACAGC